AAATAATTTTGTTTGGAACAGTAACGACATTGATCAAGTAGTAAATCGTGGTGATGTAATTGGCGAGTGTGGCAAAAGCGGAAATCAGCAGTTTGCGCATTTGCATTTTGAAGTCAAAAAAGACAAACCACAGAACTGGGGTTACTGGGGTGGAGGGCTAACCAAAGATCAAATGCTTGCAACATATACAAGTCCACTTGATTTTTGCAAGGATTATGATAATTATGTTCCTGATGATGAAAGTAAAGGAGATTACGATATGTTGAGTGATGCAGAAAAATCTTTGATCAATACCGTTCGAGAATTACAATTTATTGGAAATGCCGAATCGGTCATTCGATTGATGGCAGGACTTAATGCTAACGAAACAAGCGTTGAGGGCTGGATCAATGAAATTGGTGCTCTGAAAAGTCAACTTGCGCCAGTAAAGGAAGAATCCTCAGATCATGCGGGAGACCATCCCGAGGAAGCGGTAGTTGGCGGACAATAGTTATACCAAGCACAATCAAATTGCCCGCAGTCACAGGATTCATCGCAATCCTGAACGATTGCGGGCATTGTTGCATTTGAAACCTTCTCAATCTCATGAAGAAAGTCAAATGCTTCGTTTTGGTCTTTGCTCTGTGCCAAATTGTCACGCTTTTGGAACAGAATTACATCCTTTAGATCTGCATCATATCATTCCTAGATCTCAATCAATAGAGAGAATACATGATCACAACAATCATTTGTATCTTTGCGGCGATTTTTTTCCCAATAATCATCACAAAGCTCTTCATGGAGAAGCAACAAAAGGGAAAAACGATTGGATTGCCTTGGGAATCTTTGGAGATTGGGCTGCCGAAGAGCCGTGCGAAGATCCGGCCAATTCCGGCCCTGTCTGGCCAAGTCTGCTACACTTGGCGCAAATGGATCGAATTGCTGCTGTTTTGCTGAAATCAAATATTGATTATGCTTTAGACTATGCAATAAAGAAAAACGTATTACTTCCCGGATCTACGGTATCATCGGAAGATATTCTGTATATACAGAAATATATACAAGATTTATCGTTATAACAAATCTATCGTATATTATCCCAAATTAAGTATAAATATAACTATATTCGTGATATACACTTTATGTTGTAAGGATTTTTGGGAATGAATAACGAAATAGATCCAGTACTGTCTTGGTTAGAAAAAGATATATCTCCGGCAATAGACGAAGCCAGTACATTGCTTTACGAATTTAGTAGACTAGAATTGCGGGATATTTCAAGAACCCATGAAATGTTGTGGAAAATCTCCACGCTAAATCATCGATTAGGTTTATTATATGCAGATGCGGTTGAACTAAAAAACGAATTTCAAACGCAATGCGACGAGTTGCATTCCAAAGTGTTTCTTATGTTGACTTCAAAGAAGTTCGACTATAAGCTCACAAGTGAGGCCGCGAAGGCAGCTGGGGAGCTGGCAACGTCAAACCTTGCTTCGCTTGCGCAACTGTATCCCGACGTGGTAGGCTCACTGAGCATCCTGCCCGGTCAGGAGCCCAAAAGGAGGTTGAATCAACTGTCGTCAACTGTGGAGAAGTTGAAGTCGATTCAGCGAGACATGCAGGAATCGATCAACGGCATCAAGCACCTAGCCAACAGGGATCTTCAGCACACCATTCACGGGATTTGATCATGAACGAACGAGACCAAGATCTTCGCAAAAACATAGACCTTTTTGTTGATGAAAATTTTCCCGAAGAATCAGAGATCATTCTTTTTGATGGGCTTGAACGAGCATTTGTAGGAGTCGGACGCATTTTTACCGGTCAATACCGGAGCGTTTACGACTACGATAAATGCATCGCGATTCTTTGTGAAGACATGACTGAAGAAGATGCTATCGAATATTTCGAATTCAACACTGTTGGGGCATACGTGGGCGAGGCAACTCCGCTCATTGTTCATCGCTTTTCTGTAGGAGAGTCTTCTGGCGCAGTGTAGTCTGCGACCAAGGAAATGAAGGGAGCAGCAGAACAACTAGTAATCACGCAACGCAACCACGAGCAGCAACGCTTCATTCTTCCGGAATTACGACTCATTTCCCCCTCCTACAACTTTCAGTCGTTTTGTAAATATTATCCATTGTTTGATACATGCAAAACGGCTTCACAGGCCACGTTGGGTAAAACCAACAAACGGTCTTTTTTATTTAGGAGTATTGCAAAATGGATAACAGGGAGAAATACGAGCCAATTGCCCGTGAGGCAGCCCGCGCTAACAACGTTGACGAATGCGTGATCATTGGAATAATCACGCGAGAAAGCACTTGGAATCCACAGGCCAGAAACGGCACATCGATTGGAATTGCGCAGATAAATCCTGCCTTTCATGATGTCAATCCTCACGACCCAGTTGCATCTATCTGGTATTTGGCCAAACTCATGCGGTCGTATCTTGATCGATATCGAGGCAGAACTGATCTGGCGTTGGCCGCCTATAATTGGGGATCGACAAATCTGGACGAAAACCATTGGATCATTCCAGATAGCGTGCAGTGGAATTATGTTCGTCCTGTTCTGCGAGATGCCTCCAATTGTTTCGTGACTGCTTCAGAGCCGACTCCAGAACCGACCGCAGAGTCGACCGTGGTTTCAACTCAAGTACTTTCAACGCCGACTGCGACTCTCACTGCATTGCCAACAATCTCGCAGGGCGATCCTGTTGCTGTGGCGACTGCTCAGCCGACACCGGGAATCATTACGGTGACAGCAATGACGCAAAGTGCGGCAACGCCTACTCCGCCTGCGTTGTTTGACCCGATCTTTGCTGCATCCCTTGTGGCATTTCTAATGGTGACAAGGCTTTCCCGAATCTGGCCTTGACAGACGGGATCGATCTTGGTATATGTTTAGCGGCGAGGGGCAAGCGCTCCTCGCACATTTAGCATCGAAAGGTTCAGGCTCATGCCTTGCCACGATATCCTTATCGAAACTGGCATCACGCAAGCTACGTACGAACAGATTCGCGCAACAAGTCCGATGTGGAAATATTGGATTTCTGCATTTCCCATGGCTGGCAGCGAACTTGTGTCGCCGATAGTGCGTCCTGACGGAACGCTTGCAATGCCCGCGTATTCCTATGGAATTTCCAGTGAGGAAAGCGCAGCACTTGTTGAGCGATACAAGCAGTCGTATCTTGCCACTCAGATCTTTGCCGCACTTGAAGCAGAGGGCTATGAGATGCATGCGGTTCCTTCTCCTGAGCATGAAGGAACGTGGGTTATCACCGCAAAAGATGTTGCGCGAAATGCAACCATTGGTGTAACCGTTTATCGCACACTTGAGTTCGAAATCGATTTTCTTGACGCATTGCATGACGACAGTGTCTGGCTTGCCGGTGGAGAATTCGGGCGTGTTATCGAGCGCATTCGAAGCATGGGACTGACTGCCGAAATTGTGAAACTTGACGTGGATGACGAAAAAAAGCGTCAATTCGGTCAAAGTTCTTTTCTTCTTGCTTGATTCTCAAAGGAGCACTCTCGTGTCTGAATCAATGATTGCGCCACGCCCCGAATGGGTGCGTACAGTGGTTCGCAAATATCAAACGGGCGAAGGTCATGCATTTCTTCTTTCTGGCCCCGGAATACATGATATTGACTCTTCTTCGTATTCGCTTCACGCAAATATCTATCATCTTTTTGGAAACAAAACGGTTCCCAACAAGCCAGCTCAGTTGGATTTCGACATTGTTGTTCGCTATGATCGTTTCTCTGGTTTTCGTTTTCTTGGCGGCCCGGATAAGCGGTCTGCTGATCGAGACAAATTCAAGTCGCTTGTCGAAAAAACTCAAACAGATGCGGCTGGAGTTGGTCCCGGAGGGATTCGCGGAGGAATTGGCTCGGGTATAGCATCGGCACCGAAGTCTGACATTTTAGATCGATCAAAGAGCCCTTCATTGGCCATTCCCTTGATGCATGAAGCGCTTCAACAATCTGAAGTGCGTCTGTGTGTCATTCTCGATGAGTTTCAAAGCATGTGTCCTCGTGGTGATTGGGACAAGATTGGAGAAATGTTCTCGAATTGCATTCTTGCTTGCCGTTCATGGGGACTTGACTTCGAAAACGTCGGCGGACACGGCAAAAGGTGGAAATCAGCCGGAACTGGCCATATGATCATCGGCATAACCGATGACAAGGGCGAAGTTAGCAACGTGCTGTCGCGTGGGCGTTCATCAAGTGGATGGATTCCCGTGAATGTCGGATTTCCTTCCTATACTGAGCGTGAGTATTACATTTCCGAAAAAGTTCTCACTCCCGCGTATACCGAACGTGTTTCGATTGATTTTGGCGACAATACTGGCCCCATGCAATATGTTCCGTGGCTCGCAGGAGCAACGGGAGGCTTGACGATTCGGGCAATCGAGGACATGCAGCTTAGTGGAGAACGTCATCGGGCATTGAATCGCGACATGGTGCAGAGAATCATCAACGAAACCATTTCCGAGCAGTTTGCCGGTCAAGGTGGATCAGACTACCTGACTGTCATCAATCCCTCTCGTGGTCTTGCCGGATATGGCATTCCTCAGTATCTTTCAGAATATTTTTCATGGTTTCTTGAGGAGTTTCGAGAAGGCAGGTTGAGAAACAGCAACATTCTTATGGCTGGACCTCCCGGAACTGGAAAAAGCATTCTCGCTTACGCCTTGGCATATGAGCTTGGGTACAAATGCGTGCATTGGTCGCCCGCACTAACGCAAAGCAAATGGGTCGGAGACACCGAGAAGCAATTGCAACAAGTTCTCAATTGGGTTGAGGCGAATCTTCCCTGCATGATGTTTGTTGACGAAATCGACGTTGCCATGGTTTCTCGTGATGGCGGATCGGTAGATACTTCTGGAGTAGGATCCAAAATGTTGTCAATTCTCATGCCGTGGCTGGAGCGAGACGACATCAAGGGCAAACTGCTCTTCGTTGGTGCGACAAACCGTCCTGACAACATTGACGGTGCCTTGAAGCGTCGTTTGCAGAATATCATTCCCGTGTTGCCTCCCATGCTGCCACAAGAACGTCGTGCAGTCATTGCGAACGTGCTCTCACGAGAGCAAGGTGTCAGTTTTCCAATTGAAGATATTCCAGAGGATATTTGCGGAGAAGCGACGAGATGGTATACCCAAGCCAATCTGAGCGTGTTGGTTCAGAAGGCAACCAGTATTGCATCTCGTCTTCGCACTGATTTTCGTTCTGATGTAACTGGATTTCTTCGTCGCGCCACAAGTCTTTACCGTGTCGACACTGCCAGAACTGAAGCCCTGTCGTATCTTGCAGTCTCTCAGTCGACCGATGACGAGTTATTGCCTCCGGGATTTCAACCCAAACAAGAACGCGAAGTCAAAAAATTGCTGCGAGAAGTTGTAGAGGATGACGAACTTGGACCAAGCGAACGTGGAATACGCTGAAGTTGATTACGATGAATTAATTCGTATCGACAATGAGGTGCGAAAAGAATACGACTATGATCAGTTAATTGATTTGCACTCGTTGCGTTGTATGGGAAACTTCATAGTTGTCAACGTCAATCCAGTTGATGACCCTGCTCGCATTATAGAGCACTTGTGTGCGCTTAAACGAGATCAGATTATTTCCATGATTCAATTTTGCGAAAAACGTGGCTGGGATTGGGATATCGATCCTTATTTGATGGATGTAGGCTCCAAAGAGGTTGAGTATCAATCCCTCCTAGAAGATCAGCGGTCATTTCCGATACCCGGACAGTAGGAAAAAATGAACATGAACGATCAGCAGATCAAGGAAATCGATGCCAACGACATTGCGCTCGATCAAATGTCGAATATTATCGGTACAGGCGTTTTGGCCACAGTTCGAATAACTGCCGCTCGATTCGGTTTTTCAATCAAGCTTGATGATCTTGGATTGATTCCCACCAGAAAAAATCGCGCAAATCGCACTCGTTTTGCAATAGCGAGCATGTTGGGTTCTTCGCAGCGTGCGAGTTTGCTTCCAAAACATCATCTTTGGATCAATCAAGAAGGAAGTGGTCGCCTTGTTCAATTGCAGACTCCCGAAACAACGGAGCGTCGAATTCGCGCATTGTTTCCTACGAAATACGCAAAAAACAGAACAAAAAACATTGACTCTTCTTCCACAATGCTTGCCATTCCCGTAAACGGAATGACATTTATTCCGTTGAGATCTTGGAAACAATGGAACAAGGAATATGCTCAGGCCAAACAAGATCATTTGCAATCAGCAAAAAACCTTGTTAACAATTATGATCGTCTTAAGAAAGAGTCATTACGTCATTATACGTTAATTGCCATTGATATCTATAATAGAATTCTAACCACATCTCCAGACACGTTGCAGAGGTATGACTATCGAGCACGTGAAATGGTGACGATTACTCCACTTGCTTGGACAAGGCAATGGAAATCCGCAGTGCTTCGTGCATGGCCAACCAAGCAACAAATTCTTGACGCCTACACTGTGGAAGCAAAATTTTTCTGGGCACCCGTTGCGCAAGAGAATATTCCGCAATATATTGGAGAAAATGCGCAGAATTATCTTGCAGCTGCCGAAACAGAAGCCATTTCTCAAGTTTGGGATCACCAACAGGCGACCAAGCGAGTATTTGAGGAAATCAAAAGTCATGTTTCCGCAACGCAACGATCTCAGTCACACGAACTTGCCGTTTCTTACGTTCAGACCATTCTTGAGCGCACCGAAAAAGTTTTTGGTGGATTTTTGACTTTTTTGGAAACCGAAAAGCGATCAGCATCAACGAAACAGCTCAATTCAGTGCTGAAAGTTGCTGAAATGATTCAATCATTGGGATCTGGCGTGTCGGGATTGTCTGGAATTGTGCAACAAGCAAAGCAAATTGAACAATTCATCGAAGATGCCAAGAATTCGACTTCGCAAAACGAAAAATCTTCTTTGAAGAAATCAAAATCCGACCATGTTGCGAGCGAACTCCCAGAAATAATCACGCAAGCTCTCGAAACCATTCGTCAAGAAGCAGAAGCGATGATTGGCAATGAAGCTAGGCGCTCGATCATTCCTGCATCAGATGAATTTGTCACTGATTTTTCGGAGACAGGCATTGTTGGCCTATCCACGGCCAATCGCTCTCGCCTGATCATTGATGAAGACAGTCCCGAATTTCATTCCGAATTTCTTTTGGATGAATCGTCAGCCGTCCTTGTCGAAAATGACGACAGCGAGGGTGACATGACATCTTCTCGTCGCATCGGCTAAAATGTGGAGGGCCACACGCCTCCTCTCGGTAAAACAGGAAGCTCTGTCTTCCTCCAGTCATGGAAAGTCTTATGGATACCGAAAAACCGGACACATTAGCAGTGCTGTTTTCTTATCTGGACAGAGGGTGGAACATTTTCCCCGTTGAGCCAAACGGCAAACGTCCCGTTGTGGTCTCCCAAGGCAGGGATCAGGATGGATCAACCTTTGATATCCGGCTAAAATGGAACACATACCAGTACAACCGTGTTGATAAGGATCAAGTCAGGGAATGGTTTGAAAAGCACGACGACTGCAACTGGGCGGTGGTTTGCGGAAAGATCAGCAACCTTGTTGTTCTTGATGTAGATGGCGAAATTGGCATTGAGTCTCTCGAAAAACATCATCCTGAGATACAAAGCATCAAGACATTCATGCAGGCTAGTCCTCATGGAATTCACATGTTTTTTACTCATCCCGGAAATGATGTAAAAAGTTTTCCGATCTTGACAAAAGTGGATGTCAAGGGAGATGGAGGGTACATTGTTGTCGCTCCGTCGAAAATTGACGAAGAGTCGTATCAAGTATTGATTGATACCGAGCTACGCGAATGTCCGGGATGGATTGCCCGTGGAGAATCAATCAAGGAAGACAGTCCATCGGCTGCGTCTTCCGAATCCACGGGAGATCGCAGACCTCAATGGGTCAGGCAACTTCTTGATAATGGATCTCCAGAAGGCAGACGCAGTGATGATGCATCACGCCTTGTCGGATATTTCTGGAATCGCAATATCAGTCCGGATATTATCGAAACCATCATCACTCCATGGGCGAATCGGTGCAAACCGCCGTTTGACATGCGAGAGTTGAAGACCGTTATTCGGAGCATCTGTTCCTATCAGCAAACAGCAAAGCATCTCGGCATCGTCGCTCCTCCAGTAATGACCTCAACTGGAACTGGAACCAAGTATTCGTGGCACACGCTCAAGATAGATATCGTTGTGTCGAAGCTGATGGATACTGAACGGTATGGTCTCGTTGGAGAACTGGATGTGCGGACAAATGGCATTCCTTCAGTACGGCATTTCCTGTACGGCCCTGTTGATGTTTCGTTCAAAAGCAGCAGGGATCTCGCCAGTCTGGTAACTGAGATGGAAAAGCTGATGTCCGGTCCTCCGTGGCGTCAGATGATCAATGATATTGCGCGATTGAGCATTGGTCAGTTCACCAAAGGCACTCCATGGATGCTTTTGCGTGAAGCTCCTCGTGCACAGCAACAAGGGTTTGCACATAGGCCGCTACTTCTTGCCAAGGAACCGACATTATGGTTTTCGGCAGGTGGAGGGCTAAAGTCCTATCTTGCCTTGACGCTTGCGGTCATGATGGAAACAGGCATAGACCTTGGTATCGGGCCAGCACTTGTGAGAAACCACGTTGCGTATCTTGACTGGGAATGGGATGTTGGCCAGCACGCCCGACGACTTGACACTATCATCAGTCCTGCTGATCAGGAGCGATTGGGCGCAAATATCATCTATCGAAATTGCGGTGGCCGACCACTGCGCAAGCAGATTGATGAGATCAAGCGCATGGTCGCAGAAGAGGGCATTACCTATATCATCATTGACAGCGCATCTCCCGCCTGTGGCCGCGCTAGCGATAATGATGAGATTGTCGGCTTCTTTCAGGCCATTTCCCAGCTCGGTGTTGGATCGTTGATTCTTGCTCACATCACCAAAGCCGACCGCTCCTCACAGGACGATGTCGCAACGGCATTTGGTGGCGTGCAGTGGGAAAATCAGGCACGAAGCACTTGGCATCTTCGCAAGATTCAAGAAGAAGGCTCAACAACAGCAGATGTTGTGTTGACACATCACAAGATAAATGCCGGAAACATGAATCGTCCCTTTGCCCTGCGATTCTTTTTTCCGGGAGAATCTGATCCTGATGGAGTCGTGCAGATACAGGGAATAAGCCCTGAAGACCTTCCTTCAGAGACGCTTAAGGAGGGTGGCGTTTCGTTCAGGGATCGTGTCAAATTTGCCTTGAAGAACCGCCCGATGCATGCAGAGGAATTGGCTGAGGCTCTTGGTGTGTACAACATTGCCTCTCTTGTTGCAACATTGCGGTCCATGGAGCAGAGCGTTCTTATCAAGGTTGTCAAAAAAGTTGATGGAGAACCATTGGAGTATTGGTCTCTGAAATCTCCGCGACTGGCGGAATAGCCGTATGGCATTCGACGCATTTGAAGTCATGCGCAATCGGGTATCAAAAGTGCCTTCTCCAACGCCTGTTGGGGAAGGGCGCCTTGACATTACTCCAGATAACGCAGTCATGTTGATGGATCGTTTTCTCTGCCTCATCATTGCCAGCGGCTATCAGAAAAAATCCGGTCAATCAGTCACTCATTTGCACGAGCCAGCAAGCAAGCAAGCGATTGCTGACGCAAAACGTGCTGCCTTGATGATTTCGCAATGGGAAAAAAAGGGAATATTTGCCAAACGAACTTTCAACATTGATACGTGGCGGGAATGTGTTGCATTTATTTCCACTGATCAATTACAATCATTCTGCGAGTCTCCGCTGATGCACCCATCAGTGTTGTGGAGGATTATTCTTGCAGAAAAAACCGTGGATGCCCAAGCGCACCAAATCGTCAACTCCTGACATCGCACTTCCTTCAATAGGAAACAAGGATTGGGCTTCGATCAAGAGAATACTTTTCATTGACGAAAGTCTCAATGATAGTGGAGCTGCACTATTTGTTGACGGAAAGTACGTAGAGCAAAAAAATGAAAATAATATTGATATTGGTTTTGCTCTTACTCTTCCGGCTCACGCGCCAAAAACGATCAAGCTCGTGAAATATCACGATTGGGTGACCGGATTGATTCATGCGTTGTCTCCTGATCTTGTAGTTGGCGAAAGCCATCCATTTGCACGAGGCAACGCGGGAACTAGCATTGCCACACTTGAGACCATGGCCGGGATTCGATACATCACCATGCTTCTTGCTTCGATCAAGAAGATTCCATACGCAGATTTCTCTGCAAGTTCCGTCAAGTTGGTGATGTGCGGTGGTTCGACCGCTTCAAAAGAAATGGTACAATTGGTATTGACTGGATGTGGATACAAGCTTCCGGAATACGACAAAAAACCGGGGGTAATCAATGGCAACGTATGTGATGCCATTGCCATCGGTGAAGTAATTTGCCGAATGCAAAAACAGGAGATATTGCGTCGTGAGTACATTCAAAGCGTTGGGGAAGGTCGACCACAGACTCGTACACGCCGAAAATAATCATGAGGAGACATTTGACATGTCCACTGACTCTTTCCGAATCAGTTACCGGTCACATTTGCCAAGCACAGCAATTTTTACCGCAGAGTTTCGTGAGCCTCAGACAATGGCTGAATGCCAAGACCGTCTTTTTGAGTTACGTCAAGACATTCACAAAATTCGTCAACAGTTGAATGATCGCCAGAGGCAAGAAAAGATGGACATCAACGAGGACGAATACCGGCGTTGGCGACACAAGGCTATTCATGCTCGCAACACCAAGATCATGCAACAGCAGAGTCTTTCTTCTTGGCTCGAATCACAGCGTGTTCGACGGGCGGTTGACGCTTTGAATGGTCAGAATCCAGTGGCGGTTCTTGGAAAGCTCGTGGACATCATCAATGATGTTCGTCAACGCCACCGCATTTCTCTTACTGCTGATGAGATAAACATTGTATCATTGGCAGACAATATCGTAAACAATGAGCCTTCTGGGAGATAATTCGCATGTCAACCGGCCGCAAGCGTCAATGGGAAGATGTTTTTCCTCATACTTTTTCCAATACCGAAAAAATTGTCATGATTCGTTTGCCCTTGGGTGTTGCTCGCAAACTTGACGGCGCACACATTGACGCAGAAAAAATGATTGCTGAGGCGATTGAACGCGGATTTGCCAAAAAGGAAATCATGCCTGCATATAACTGGAGATATCATCCTGTTCATTGCAAGCTTTCCGGATCAACATACGCTACGTTGGCATCAGAATTCAACGATGCGGATTCTTCACTTATCGGACAATTTGCCGGTTTGTTGATTGCAAAATTGATGGATATCTTTGTGCCCCCTATTTCTGGTTGGGTGGCAAACGCTTCGGATAACAAGGAAATGCGTGAAATCGAAGCCATGTTTAGGAGCGCAATGCGATGAGTATTGAAATTATTGACGATCAGCCAACAAAGATCATCACCATTTACGACACCATGCCGCCACATCCCACAGTGGCGGCCGCACCGGCCATATGGACCGATCCCGGAGATGAATGGCTTTTTCGTCGCACGACCAATCTGCTGATTCCCAAGATCGTTGATGGCATTTCCTCCACAGACCCGAAGATCAGGTACGTTATCTGCGCTGTTCGCCGATCAAAAAAAATTGGAATGCCTGATACGTATCAGGCAATTGACATGGTCATGTGGCAAGAAGTGGAATCAATAAATGACGACAAAAAAACTGCAACAGTGAATAGCATATTGTGCTTTGGTCCGTCCAGAGTCAACAGCGTTCCTGAGATGAATAAAACCGTCAATGCAATTATGATTGCTTTTGAACAGGTTTACAAAGATCCCAGATGGATTAGTCAATACGAAATGGGCGGTATTGGCGATGAGTCTGATTTGATAGAGCCGAATTTAGAAGATAGCAACGAAGAAGAGAGTTCTGATGTCAAACCTTAGCATGAGAGCTTTTGAGGAAGCCCAGCGACGAAAGCTCTACATGGATCGCAAAGGTATTCATGCAATTGCCAACATTCAACGAGATATTTTAATTGCCCAAAAGAACTTGGCCATGATGGCCGAATACCTATGGTCAATCAGCGGCAAGGATGTTTCGGGCAATTTTTCTGTGTACAATCCAAAAGATTACGATGTAAACAAATTTTTAAGCTTGGCTGGCTTGCAAATTTTGCAAATTTCTGGATCTTTAGGCATTGATTTTGTATCATTGTTGAAGCACGAAGTAGAAAAACAGGAGTTAACAATACTATAATGGCAAATAAAGACAAATACAAGACAAGAGAGGAAAAATATTATTGCGTAGAATGCGAAAATTTTTTTATTTTACATAAATCCTCAAAACATCAGGAAACAATCAGGAAAAGATGCAAAATTTGCAAGAAAGATTGCGAATTTGCTCCATACGAGTGATACGTGAAAGAAATGGAAAAAAATCCTAATTGGTGCATACTCACAAATAAAACAGATGACACAAAAGAATGGTGGGACACTGCAAGAAAAATCTATTCGGTTTTTCCTGACTCTGTTCCGGAAGTTATTCATTATCTTCTTGACAATTCTTGGAATGAATCCGAGGTCATGGCTACATCACGAGATGTAAGAGAAGTTCAATCATGGGCAACAGGTATTGCTGGATGGAAAAACCAAGACAGTCCTTTGCAATTCAAAAAAGTGTAATATTTATGTATGAAACCACAGTCAAGAGTCACAAGAAGAGAAGAGTTTGACGACAGTCTTCGAAAATACGCACAGCAATCGTCCGCATCTGCTGGATCAACCGTGCCGGAAGTTCCCAAGGTTGGTGCACCTGTCGGAGCGGCGGCAGAAGTGCAACCCAAAAAAATTACCATAGCTCCGGCGCCAATCAATCAGATACCAAAAGCTCCGAAGCCACCTCAAATGCCTATTGGCACAACAGCTTCTTCCAATGTTGATCGAGGCGCACCCAAGTCTCCAAAATCTTCGACTACTGCGCAAGATCTGCGACTTTCCATGTTGCGTTTGATGCTTATGGAAAAACTTTTCAAGTCTTTGTTCAAGGCTCGCGGGGAACAGTCGCGCAATCAAGGACTGAAACGTCATCCATCAATAGCCCAAACGTTTGACTCGCTTCCCATTGACAGACTCGTAACACGGGGGCCAAGGGTGTATAGAAGCACCGCAAAGGAGGATGGACATCACGGGGTTTTTGGTGAGAACAGGGGAGTGTATATCCAAGTTGCACCATCGAATGACCGTGGTGAAATTCACGAAGGAGTAGGTCCAAGGTATCCATATATTGACTATTTGCAATTACGGCCGAAAGCAAAGGTTGGCCCTGAGCATGTTCAAGCATTCTTTGATGCGCTGCATCGTCAAGGATACGATGGAGATACCATGCACTTCTATGCGATGGACGACGATGACGACCGGACTGATGCGAATGGACTTAACAGGCGGGAACGACTTTTCCGTCCGATAGCAGCTCAATGGAAGAAGTTTGTTGCGGCGCAGCAGGGCAAACCGGCAGAATCGGCAGAACCGACAGCGCCGACAACACCGACAGCACCGGCAGCACCGGCAGCACCGGCCGTGAGCAAATCCTACAAGACTCCCGCATGGCAACGCGCAGAGGGACAGAATCCCAAGGGTGGTCTCAACGCCAAGGGAAGGGCCTCTGCGAAGACTGAGGGCCACAACCTGAAGCCTCCGGTCAAGTCTGGTGATAACCCACGCCGAGCGTCGTTTCTCGCGCGTATGGGCAATTCTCCGGGACCGGAGCATGACGAGCACGGCAAGCCTACCAGACTGCTTCTGGCGCTTCAGGCATGGGGTGCATCAAGCAAGGCTGATGCGCGGAAAAAGGCAAAAGCAATAAGCAAAAGATTGCAACGCAAAAAAGTGGGAAAAGCACTAGTATTTCGCACATCGGGCTATGATGATTTGCTCAAAGGGCGTGGAGCAGAAGCAAGAAGTAATCCATCTTCGTATGGTATTGAAGCAGGACACTCCATTCATGACCCATCTATGCTGGGATTGAAAGCAACGCATGATTCGCTTGAAAAATTTAGTTCATTGCTTGAAGATCGTCCACCAAAACCTTTTTTTGGACGCTTTATAAATGCTGGTGAAAACGCACATATGGGATATTTCGGACCGCAAGGAATGATTTCATTAACAGCAAGTCCAACTGAGTATGACACTGATCCTGACTCGCCAACAAAAATGAAATCAAAGGATATGCTGACTCCCGGTGCGCCAGTTGCTCATCCCAAAATACTGTATCTCAGAATAGCTCATGACGCACCGGAACCTGTCACCGATAAACACGAGCAAGAAATATTTCATGGATTATGGGATGCCGGATATCGAGGGCGTAACATGACGTATATGACTTATCCCGATGTGCAATCGACTGCTTCTCAATACGCCGGTCTGCGTGCCGCACGCGGACAGCCTCCAAGGCCCATCACTGCGCAACGTGATCGTTTGTTCGGTTTAAGGAAAAAGAGATGGGCAAGTTTTGTTGATGACAAAAATTCCGAACAAAACGCGAAATCAATGCGGTCGACGACAAATGCGCAACCTGACGTGTTGAGAAAAGGAAGCCAAGTTGCTCCAGTAGCTGCAAAAACATTGATGACCGGATCAGAAGAAAAAGCAGCCAATAGTTTAGTCAGGGATGCAAGTGGAAGGCCCACCATAAAGGGCATTTCCGTTCAAGACATCAGCCATGTTGCAAGAGTGCACGGCAATGTTGGAAAACTTTTTGAAGCTGGAATCTTGGCGCCGATTCCCACTCATCATGCTACAGCTTTGGATGGCCAAGGGAATATTGTTCAAGATCATTCTGTAGACAATCAGCAAACAATTGCGAAAGTGCATGGAACAACTGAAGTAACTCCAGATCCATTGGCACACCTCGGCGTTGTTCATGCAGGAATGGTAACTACTGGTGGCAGGCCCTTCGTGTTGGTAAGGCATGTAGAGCCCAATGGCGAAGTTCATCATCTTCCTTTTTATCAAAGCACAGGGGGAGGAGACAAAGCAGAAACCACAAATGGCGCTTGGTATTACACTCCGGGTTTTCGAAACATGTCAAATGATCTTGGGCGTGGATGGATTGGAAAAAAGAACGGAAAAGACATGCTGGAAACAAGTGAAATACCCGTAATAAAATATTACAAAGGAATTCTTGACACTCATTTGGGCAATGTTCTTGGAATAGGAAACTCTATTCCAAAAATGTTTGACGGAGTTAGCGAGTACACGCCGATTGAAGGAAGAGTCAAAGGCGGATCATTGCCAACCATGACTTCATCAGAAAGAATTGATCCCATGATGGAGTATCCTGACGAACAATATACAGATCCGAAAAGCCTTGGCAGAACCATGTCTGCCATCACGCAAATGAGCTCAGTTGCTCCCAGCATCAAAGCGTTGACTAAAAAAGGCAAGGGAGGCATGAGTTGGCTTCTGCAACACATGGGAGATCAATTAAAAGGTGCTCATCCGTCGTTATTGCCATATTGGGAAGCCCAAAAAGAACATTTGGCGACATTGCGTCCACCTTCATCAGAAAAATAAACGCAGGAGTCAGTCATGTCGCACAGGCCACAGCAAAACGAACGCCACTCGCTCAGACTTTCGTTGGAAGAAGAACAACAGGGAATTGATGTTCCATTCATGAAATTGGCTCTTCCCGAATTAAAATGGAAAAACTGGTATGTCAATCCAGAAAAAGATTTAACATCAGTCATTCATTATGAAAAAATTGGATTCATTGATATTGCATCAAGAGATCCGGGAGAACTTTGCTTGTACATTATTGCAGTTCCTGTGACATTTGGCATTAATCGTGACATCATAAAAGAATATAAGATAAAAATTGACGTATTGAGCATAGACATACAAGGATCAGTAGTCAAAAAACCGGGAATAATAACAAGTGACACAAAAGAATATGATTCATTTTCTTTTACACACGACACATTTGCAGAAGCCAAACAAGAAGTGGAACGATTTGCATTGATGTGGCTTACCGATCATCGAAAAGTTGTCAAATTGATCAATAATTCGATTGTATTTAGCAACTAACGTACATAGCAAGCCACTGGCTACTCAGTGGCTTTTTTGTTATACTTTATTCATGAACGATAAAGACATTATTCCGCAAAATCCATTGGAAAATATTGCCGAGATTGTCAGGAAACAATTCAGGGAACAAGCCATGAATAACATGGCGTCTGATCGTCCTGCGCGAAAATCTGTGCCGACGGAAATAGAAATTCCTTCGCTTCCTCGTGATGATCGCATGCAAAGCAAGCGCAGAGTCAGAAACGAAATTGAAAAAACCATCAGCAAATACGACATGGCCGGATCTTCTGAGGGCTCTGTTGCGGCTCCTCAAGAAGATGAGATGCAGAATGAGTCGGACCTTGAAAACGAAGGAACCATTTACGCCGACATGCCTGACGGCACTCCGGGAGAATCACCCTTGTCGCCGGAAGAGGCTGCATTGCAATTGGCGCTTGCTGTCCGAAAAGGGCACGAAAAAGGCAAGCCAGATATTGATTGGCACTTGGTAAAATCATTATATATTTTTGGAGGATGGACTTATGAGAGAATTGCTAATGAGTGCAACATTGCTTTTTCTCTTGTGCGGCTTAACGGCAGAAAAGGTCGATGGCCAGAAGCTAGAGAAGCTTATCGAGCAGAACAAGCACAAAAAATCCAAGAACGATTGGCGCTTGAGGAAGATCGGTTACGAGATTGGCAGATTATTAAACGTCGCCAAGCGGGTATCGATGGTCTTAATTGGGTCGTCAAAGCGCTTTCGAATTTACGCGACGATGCCAGTCCGGAATCCATAGCAAAACTTGCCGGTCTGGTGGACCGCATGCTGTCTTCAGTAACTGGATTGTCTCCGGTTGAAGGAGTTCCCGGAGCGGTCAATGTTTCTGTGCAAAACAATAATGTTTCCAATGCGCCTGCTTTTCCTCCCAACTCTCCGCAAGCTCGATTGGCGGCGGTGTGGGAAAAGAAAACAGGTGAAAACGAAATGGAACATACGCGCAGATTGGCGTTGACAATTCGCGATCTTTACATGGAATGTGATCGGGCGGGATTATACGACGACATGAAGCGCGATCCTGACAATCAACGTCAACTCAAGTTGATCAATCGACTTGGCATTTCGGAAGAAGAAATGCCACTCGTTATTTTGGAGCAATAAATGGTCGTTAACACGCCAGAATCGCCTATGGCGGCCATTCCTGCACCGGTCATGATGGAGGACGGACTGCGCAAATGGCGCATCTCCAAAACGATCAATGATCCATTTGAGTTTGGAAGAATATATTTTCCAAAATATTGGTTTCAGAAATCTCCTGATTTTCACAAGGAAATCATGGATCTTGCAACACACAAGAATCCAGAAGAGTGGAAAGGCAAAAGAAATCTCAATACACTTGTTTTGGCCGCTCCGAGAAATCATAGCAAGTCAACATTGATCACATTCTTGTATGTCATTTGGTCGCTTGTAACTCAACGCAAATTTTTCACGGTGATCATTTCAGATATTGCAAGAATCTCTGTTGGTCACACTCGCAATATCAAGGAAGAGTTTGAAAGCAACGATAAACTCTGCAATGATTGGGGAATTATTCTAGGAAGAGATTGGGATCAGCTTGCCGGTGCGTCCAGAGGAGAAAAAGAGAAATGGACAGACGAAGAATTTGTCATCGGTTTTCGGAAGTGGAACGTAAAGGAGAATTGCTGGAGCAACGAGCTTGACGACCGCGCAAAAATTCTTGCTCGCATGGCGAACAATCCGCTCCGTGGGCTTCGGTTCGGTTTTCGCCGACCCGATCTCGTCATTGCCGATGATTTGGAGAATGACGAGCTTGTTGATACGGCAGTTCAACGAGAGAAACTTGCGCAATGGTGGGATTCGGCGGTGGAACCAATGATTGAGCCTCCTCCTGTGGGGCAGATCATTCTTGTGGGAACCGTGCTGCATTACGGATCATTATTGAACCAGATGCTTAATCGTCCGGATCTTTATGTGACAAGAAGATATCAAGCAGTTGTTTCAAAAGATGACGAATTTGGAAACAAGCTGCAACAACCTCTTTGGCCAGAAAGATTTTCCTTGGAACGTCTTGCCTCCATCAAGGCAAAAAACACCTTGGCGTTTCAAAAGGAATACATGAATGATCCGCGTGACGACAATACGCGCACATTTCGCAATTCTTGGATTCAATGGTATGACGCAAATGATCTTGGATTTCGTCCGCAAACAGAAAAATGGTATTTTCGCGGCAAACCGTTGACATTTTTTACGGGAGTCGATTGGAGTGTTGGCAAAGACGATCAATCTGACTTTTTTTCATTGGTAATGGCAGGAAAAACAGCTGATAACGATATTATTATATTTGATTGTGTCAATGAAAAAATGGATGTTGCCAATCAAGTAAACAGAGTTATACAACAAAATAGAATATATAAGATACAAATGAATGGCATTGAGGGCAATGGATTTCAACATGTATTAATTCAACAAGTGTTACGAAGATCAATGATAAAAATACGTGAAATCAAACACACATCAAAGAAGAAAAAACAAGTCAGAATCGAGGGAATGGCTCCCTTGTTTGAACAATCAAAAATATATATCAGAAAATGTTTGCAGCATGAAATTGTCAACGATACATTAACCAAAGAACCAGACTATCAGCAAGGATTTGCGTTTGACGAGTCTCGATCAGTGGTCATTTATCCAGAATTTCTTGAATTGTATGAACAATTAATGACGTATCCAAGATCACCAAACGATGACATTCTTGACGCTTTGGAAATGTGTCTGGAAACTGCGCAAATCGGACGCAGAGTGTTTGACGAGATGTTCCTTATCTAGAAAAGACAAGATAATCAATTATTTTTGAATTCGGTATCATTATTGCAATTGCGCAGAAAAAAGAGGACAGTATGATCGTTGACTCGAACGGAATGCCGATCAATCCAAACCGAAAAGACCTTGATCCAAAGGAAGTATATAGTCCTGAAAACATGGAACGCATGCGCGAGAACGAACAGCGCAGAAGAGGACAATGGTTTTCCAATTATGGTCCAACGGTCACAAATATTGGATCAATTTCCGGAACGCTCAAGAAACCTCTTGACACTCCTCCCTTCATGATGTTACGACAGGTTGCTCGGGAATCACTGATTGATCGGGCAATTCTTTCTCGTCGCTCCGAAGACATCAAGTCATTATCCAGACGAGTTGTGGTTGCAGGCAAGCAAAAAGGCTGGCGAGTTGTTCACAAGAAATTTGATGATCCAAATTTTGATTCCAGTACGCGCGAGATTCATCGTCGATGCAGGGAAATGGAAGCCTTGCTTGAATCTCCAATGAAAACATATCACAAGACATTCAGGGATTTTCTTTCTGTTTCTGTTCAGGAAGAACTCATTCTTGACAGAAAAGCAATGATTTTGCGCAAGGACAATCGTGGCAGACCGATTGATTATTACCTATTGCCCGGAGATACCATTCTTCCTGTGCTCTATGTGATCATGCCGTGGATGGCCAAACGAGGAATCAGTAACGAGCGTGTTGCTCGAATGATTCTTTCCGAAGAGTACAGTCAGAAAGCTGGAATATCCATCGACATCACTGATGCTGCGTATGTGCAGGAGGTAGATGGTCAAGTTGTTGGTGCATGGAAAGATGACGAAATTGACGTTGAGTGGACAAATCCCTCTGGCGAATTGAATCGTTGGGGATTTGGCACAAGTGTTCTTGAGCAATCCTTGCAAGCAACAGGCATGCTGCTGAACATGATCAATTTCAACAAGGACATGTTCAAACCCGGATTTCCGAACAGAATGTTGATTGTCAGTGGAGACTATTCTGCCGAAGGCTTGAGTTCCTTTGAGCGCCAGATTCTTGGCCAAGGTGGAGCGGGGTCTCCCAGATCAAAGATGCCGGTTCTTCCCGGACCTGCAGACATGCGTGCTCAGGTTCTTGACTTGACCAATACGCCGAATGACATGCAATTTGAGCAATTTTTTCGAATGATGTCTGCAATCAAGTGCTCATTCTTTGGCATGCATCCTTCACGGCTCAACTTGAGTGATCGTGGTCCTGAAGGGTTTATCATGGGATCAGGATCGGCAACAGGAGAAGTTTCCCAAAGTGTCAATGAAGAAGGACTGTACTCCATTCTGGAGAGCATTTCGGATTGGCTTACTCGAACACTGATTCATCCTTATTATGAAGATTTGACGCTCATTTTTGATGGCATTTACGAGGAAAGCGAAGCTGCTGTTCTTCAAAGCCTGCAGATTGAGTCGTCATGGAGCACAAAGAATGAAATTCGCGCACGACGCAATTTGCGTCCGCTTGGCGAACTTGAAGGAGGAGATGTCATCAATGACGGCATCTGGCTGCAGTGGGTCAATCTCAAGCAACAACAGGCTCAACAGCAACAGGCCCAGCAACAATACGAACAAGGAGATTTTGGGCAAGGACAACCCGGACAACCCGGACAGCAAGGTGCTCCACAACAGGGCGGAGATGCCCAGCAAGCTGCGATGATGCAGCAAATGGCCGCTGCACAGCAGCAGCAGGGGACTCCACAGGGCGGAGATGCTCAACAAGCTGCAATGATGCAGCAAATGGCCGCTGCACAGCAGCAGCAGGCAATGATGGAACAAGCTGCCGCACAACAGCAGCAAGCTGCTCCTCAGCAAGCCGAAGAGCCTCCAAATCCGCGACGATCAACCGGAAATGTTGTTCGTCAGCAAGTTGACGAAGCACTACGATCAGCAGGACAATAGCCTGACGTAAAAACCCCCTCTTGCGTGTACAAGAGGGGGTTTTTACGTATATGGTTAGATTTGCACGTCAATCTGCCCTGTGGAAGACAGAATTCGAAGGATTTCAGGGTCGCAAGGCGACTTTCTGTCCTGAAATGTGGTCCAAAGACGAAAAATGCGGGAAGGAACCGACTCAAGACTCAAATTCCACTCCCGAACAGGGTAATTTGGCTCGTTTACCCGCTGAATCGAGGCAATTTTCATGTCAATCGCTGCAAAATCGTCCGCAATGACGGAATATTTGCCATTTCGCTCTCTAATGGTGCCTTTTACCAATACATTGGTCTCGGTAATGGCAAAATCTTGGACTTTTTCGAACAATCTGGCAAAAATGACCACATCGACCTTGTCAACATAGTCCTCAATGACCAAAAAAGCCATTTGCTTGCCGTTTTTTTGCCTGTGATAGCGTACACTGGTGACCGTTCCCCCGATAACACACTCCTCATCGGGACAATTTGCAATGTCTCCGGCAGTATGTGTGCAGTGCTCTTCCAGAAATGACCGAATCTCATCGAGTGGATGTTCAGAAAGATACATTCCAAGTGACTCCATCTCGGCATCAAGCCGCTGCTTCTTGGTATATGGCAATACAGAGGGCAAATCGGGCATGCTCACCAAATCGTTGGCTTCAAACAACTCCATTTGTCCAATGCTTCGCCGCTGTGACAATGATTTGACTGCGGAAACCTGCTCGCCCATGGCGGTGATCAATTGAAACCGCTCTCCGAACTCATCAAACGCTCCCGCATGAATAAGATTTCCAATGGTCCTCTGATTCATTGATCCTAGATCACAATTGCTAAGAAATGCATAAAAAGAATGAAAAATTCCCTTTTCCAAGCGAGTGAAAACGATATTCCGGCATGCAGATGCGCCGACACCGGAAACAGCATTCAACCCGAATACAATCGTATCAACTCCGTCAACTTCGGCGATGCTGAATCCCTCACGTGATATGTTCACGGAAGGAGAAAGAACAGGTATGCCCATTCGTTTGCACTCGGCAACCGCTTCTGACACCTTGTCCTTGTTTCCTGCTTCGTGCGTCAGAACGGCCGTGAGATATTCGATGGAATAATTTGCCTTGAGAAATGCGGTGATGTATGAAACATATCCATAGCAAAAAGCGTGTGCGCGATTGAATCCATATCCGGCAAATGGAGCAATCTGCTCCCAGATCTGATCCACCGTTTCGGGATCATATCCGCGTTCGATGCTTTTGGATACGAATTTCTGACGCTGCTCCTCAATGACGGAGAGCATCTTCTTGCCCATTCCCTTGCGAAGAACATCGACCTCTCCCCACGTGAATCCTGCGATCTTTCTCGCAATCAGCAGCACTTGATCCTGATACGTTACGACTCCATATGTTTCCTCCAGAATCGAACGCAAATCCTCATGAAGGTAAGTCGTTTTGCGATTACCATTCTTCGCCATTGCAAAGACGGGAATATATTCCATGGGACCGGGGCGATACAATGCGACAATCGCGGGAAGGTCAGTGATGCGATTTGGCTGCACCTGACGCAACACGCCTCGCATTCCCGGAGATTCTACCTGAAAGACGGCTGTGGTATGCCCAGCGGAAAGCATTTCATACGTACGGCTTGCTGACGGAATCTCGATATCGGTTGGAAGCTCGTTATACAGCTTCTCTCCGCTTTCTCCATACAGATCCACTCCATGACGCTTGCGAATGAGCTGGCACGCCTCCTTGATGATGGACAAGTTGGCGAGACCTAGAAAGTCGAATTTTGACAAACCGAGACTTTCAATGATTCCTGTCTCATTATTGTTGTCATACTGTGTGACAAACGTACCGGTAAATTTCTTGGATGACTTTTCGGGAGGCAACTGAATGGGCACTACGTCCACAAGATCAGTCTCGGTGATGAGCAATCCTGCAGCGTGTGTACCAAATCCTCGTGTTAATCCCTCAAGCTCCTTTGCGAGAACGAATACGTCCGCAAGCTCAGAATTGTCTCGTAAGAACTGCTTGATACGGGGATCACGCTCCATGTTGGCAAGCTGCACATCGCCCTTGTCTGGAAAGAGCGCCGTAAACGCATTGCTGGTCGAGAAATCAATGCTCATGACACGTGCCGCGTCCTTGACGGCAGCACGCGCTCCAAGCGTCTGAAACGTACCGACATGGGCGACGCGGTTTGCGCCATATTTTTCCGTTACGTACTTGATGACATCATCACGACGGTCGTCGGCAAAGTCCATGTCGATGTCCGGCATGCCTTTTCGTTCGCCATGAAGAAATCGCTCGAACATGATGTCGTACTTGACCGGATCAATATCGCAGATGCCAAGCACATACACGCACAAGCTTCCTGCAACAGAGCCTCTGGGAACAGCCATGACTCCCTGAAGTCGTGCAAATCGGACATAATCCTGCACAATCAGAAAATAAAGCGCATATCCAGTTTGCTCAATGACCGAAAGTTCGTAATTGACCCGTTCCTGATGAGCAGGAGAAATTGATCCATATCTCCATCGCAATCCATCATCGACCTGCTGGCGAAGCCACGAAATGGGCGTGTGTCCGGCTGGAACTTCGAACTGGGGAAGCATGACCTTGGAAAAATCAAGTTTGAGATTGCATTGCTCTGCAACCCATTCGGTATTACGTACCGCTTCCTCACGACCAGAGAAGTCGCGTAGCATTTCCGCCTCAGAGCGCAAGTAATACGCACCATACGGAGTGATCTTGAATCGCGAAGGATCGTCAAGCGTCGATCCTGTCTGAATGGCGAGCATGGCATCATGCGACCGCGCATCCTCTGGACGCGCATAATGACTGTCACAGGCAGCAACTGTGCGAATGCCAAGCTCTTCGGCAATTCCGAAAAGAACAGGATTCAATACTGCTTGTTTTTCATGTCCGTGATTATGTACTTCTATTGCGTACCTCTCCCCGAAAACATCCCGATATTCGGCAGCGATTCTTCTGGCTTTTTGACGGTCTCCTGCCAGAATCGTGTCGGAGAGAAGACCAGACATGCAGCCAGATAACGCAAAGATTCCGGCGGAATGTTCGACAATGCGAGGAAAATCAATGCGTGGCTTATAGTAGAAACCTTCGACATGGGCTTTGCTCGTTAATTTCAAAAGATTCTTGTATCCGACTTCGCTCGTTGCAAGCAATGTCAGATGATTGCTACTTCCCGCTCTGTCAAGCGATGGATCCTTGCGAAACATGGATTCCCGCGCAACATACGCCTCAACGCCGATGATCGGCTTGATTCCAGCCGTATTGGCTGCACGATAGAACTCAATTGCCCCATGCATGACGCCATGATCAGTCAGCGCAACGGATTTCTGCCCCAATTCACGCACACGGTCGATGATTTCACTGATGCGTGATCTGCCATCGAGAATGGAATAATGGCTGTGATTGTGCAGTTGGACCACCATGCCTGATACTACCAGTCTTCGCTGGGTAGTTGCCGGATTGGGCGCAGATTTTCAATGGAGATGTTTCGGCTGTCGGTGAAGAAGCGCATTCCATTTGGCTCCACTGATCCGGCGGCACGGAATTCGCCTTTTTCCTTGAGATCTTCTGCCGTGGCATATCCGACAACCCACGCAGTATGAAATCGCATGATATCAACCGAATCCTTTGGCGAATTCTTGTGCTGAAGACTGAGAAAAACATACAAGTCAGGATGCTGGACAGCCATGTTGTATAACGCGACCGAGCATTCGTCAGTGGAACGTGGCGACACTGCACGATCCTTTGATTTTACTTCGGTCCATTTTCCATTGACTTCAAGATCATGACTGGTGCGATACACTGTCTTGACGGGCATGCCCATCTTTTTCAAGAGCAATTCAGTCACGACTTCGCCAATGCAGCCAACCTGATTGGCTTGAAATCCGCGATGTGAACGCTTGTAGATGGGTAACAATTGTGCGCGACGGGAGGATTCCTCAAGAATTCTTTCACTAAGGGGAATGCGCAGAAATTGCTTAAATTCCGCCAAGGTTGTTTTTGCTCCTTGCCAAATTGAACTCCATCAATAACTGGAGCTTGCGTTCTGTTTCGTATCTCATGATGTCCAGAATGAGGTTTGCAAGCAATTGCGCTTGCGAATTCCAATCAAACCTGTCAAAATACTCGGACATCATTCGGTAGTTCTCGATCATCTGACAACGAGAAACATGAATGAAATGTGCACCTTCATGATCGTCGCAATCACAATCCTTTGGAAGATCAAGCCCAAAGAGTCGAATGGACTCGGATGATTCACGCAACATGGCGTGCAGAAGACGCTGCGGCGTTGGATTGACCGGCAAATCAACCAGAAATTCGTCGACCATAGATCGTATGTCTCCATTTGACCCAGTCCTTGCCGGTCCAGACATCATCATTGACGGGCTTTTCTCGGGACTCCACGAATTGGGGAACAAAATCCCGTAGAACCTGTTCGGAGGAAAACGGAAATAACGCATCGCCCTCTACCTGATGATCAATGACGGTCATGTACAATGACCCACACCACGGCATCATTGTGCCATAGATCTCGGTTCCTCCGCAAACGAAAAGTTTTTCAGGTGCAACGAGGAATCTGGTTACGACATCGCGGAAATCATGAGAGACTTCCACGCCGTCATGTTGCCATGCGCGATTCTTGGTCAAGACGATGGTCTTTCGCCCCTTGAGCGGACGCGCGGGAAGACTTTCAAACGTCTTTCGTCCCATGACCAGCCAATGTCCCTCAGTATGTTTCCGAAACCACTTGAGATCTTCCGGCAAATGCCAAGGAATGGAGCCATTCCGGCCGATGACGTACTGGCCATCGGCGGAATTTGCGCAAGCGACAATTGCACTAATCAATGTTCTTCCTGTCAGTGCGACGTTGGAGGGGCTCCACTGGTGCTGATCCGCTTGTGGTCAAGCGCGGCAAAATCCTTGTGCTTGGTACCTCCGTCATAGGCCCACGCATATCCTCCCTTGACCAATTGATCATTGATTGACTCTGTTTCTCCATTGATAAATAATGTTCCCAAAATTCTGCCGTATTTTTCGGATGAATCGGGTTTTTCGGTGCGAATAACAATGTTTTTCGCAGACTCAAGACGATGCTTGAGCCATTCCTTGGATTCAAGTCCATACTTTTTCTCATGCAGATCCGTCGTGCGACTTTCCGGCGTGTCGATGCCCTTCAAGCGTACCCGACTGGTGAATGACACGTCAAATCCGAGATCGATCTGCACATCGATGGTGTCTCCATCAATAACATCGAGAAGCCTTGAAACACGATATTCGTACATGATCTATTCCTTTTTCTTACGAAGTTCTTCTTTTT